TAACTACATTAACAGGTATAACTTATACCCATAATGAATTAGCAGCGAGCTTTGGATACGATACAAGAAATAGAATTGTCGGTGTATTCGCAGATGAATTAGAAGCAATATTACCAGAAGCTGTTAGATTAGCTCCGTTCGATACAGAATATGTTGAAGACGAAAATGGTAATAAGATTGAAAAATCAAAATCTGGTGAGAATTTCCGCACAGTAATGTATGAAAAGATCGTTCCATTGTTGATCGAAGCTGTTAAGGAATTAAAAGCTAGAGTTGAGAGACTTGAAAATAAGTAAAATAAACAATTAAAAGAAGTGAAGCGACCAATTTTGGTCGCTTCCTTTTTTATATTTATATTCACACAATAAACTAAGTTATGTATAAATTTCAACAAAACATTGCTACAGATCCCTTAGAATGGTACTGGTTTAAAAACGGCTTTACATTCAATGAAATAGATCAAATTGTAGCTGAATCAAAAAATTGGGGTTTACAAACAGCAGGTATAACAGATGCGGGTGTTGTAAATAATGAAATGAGAAAAAGTGCAATAGCATGGATTCCTCAAGTTGACGCTTATAAATGGATATATGATAAGCTAGGGGGTATGATTGAAGAAGCAAATAATGCTCTTTGGAAGTTTAACCTTTATGGAATGAACGAACAAATTCAATATACTGAATACTATCAGGATGGTGGACATTACGACTATCATTTAGATGTTGGTGGTGGATATCCATTAAATCAAAGAAAAATTAGCATTACAGTTCAACTTACAGGACCTGAGGATTATACAGGTGGTGATTTTGAAATTTTAAGAGGCAAAAGCCCAGAAGCTTTACCTAAGATAAAAGGATGTGTTTTAGTATTTCCTTCTTATTTAATGCATCGAGTTACTCCAGTAACTAGTGGTACTCGTAGATCATTAGTATTGTGGGTTGGAGGTGATAGTTATAAGTAATATGAAACTGAATGTTTTATTTCACATTGGTTATTATAAAGACTTATTTTCCCCACTAGATAGAGAATTAGGGGGGACAGAGCAAGTTTTACTTAATACATTAAAATTTTTAGCTAAGAATGGCTACAACGTTTACGTAACAGGAGACGTTGCTGAAATGACTTATGATGATGTAACCTACCTTAATAGGGACTTACTCTGGAAGGTTCCGAGGAAATATGATGTCGTTATCGGGGTGGGTTACATTAATTTTTTACTTGATATAGAACACAAAGTAAATTATCATAAAGCTTATCTTTGGGTTCACAATACAGAATATTATCCTTATTATAATGGTGAAACACTACCTAATGAAGGTAGAGATTTATTACCCAAATTATCAGGTATAATTTGTGTTTCCAAATGGCATAAAAACCATATTGCTAACAAATACAATTATCCGTTAGATAAAATCAAGGTAATTTATAATAGTGTTGATGTTAATAATTTTACTGAAGAAGAAAAAGTAAAAGATTCATTTATATATTCATCACATCCAGAACGTGGTTTAAACACTTTACTTGAACTTTGGTATTATATTAAAGATATAAAACCAAATGCTACATTAAAAGTATTTTGTCCCAAATATGGTTTAGATGTATTTAATCAAATATATAAGAAACTAAATTTAAAGGACGTTCAATTTATCGGCAATGTTGATGCTAAAACACTCCGCCAAGAATATAGCAAAGCAGAATATTGGTTTTATCCAACACAATATGAAGAAACATTTTGTATAACTGCTGTTGAGGCACAATTAGCTGGTTGTAAAATAATTACATCTCCATTAGCTGCCTTACCTGAAGTAATAAGCAAAGCAGATTTTATTAACCATCCCGAAGAAGAATTAGGATGGTATCTTGATCATTTGAAAGTAATAGATGATAAAATAACTGATGAAGATTTAAAACATAATAAGTTATTTGCTTCTATGTTTCATATAGATTGTGTTGGAGATACATGGAAAAATCTTTTAGATAGTTGTTATAATTTTGATTGTGTTTATATTATTTCACTTGATAAAACAGATGAATATAAACAAGATGCTATTAAGCGACTTGATGAAAGTGGAGTTCAATATGAATCAATAGCTTTTATTAATGGTATAGATGGTAGAAAACCAACCCCAGATTTTAAATTTAAATCTTGGGAAGGTTGGAAATTATCAGATGTAGAATGGTTTGAACGTTTACGTCAAGAGAAAAATTTTAGAAATGAAAGTAGTTGGTATTTTAGAGATGTTACTCCTGGTGAAGTAGGATGTGTATTATCTCATATCAAGTGTTGGAAAGATGCCTATGAAAATAAATTTGATTCTGTATTAATATTAGAAGAAGATTTTTATCCAAGTGAGAAATTTTCTCAAAACATTATTTCATCTTTACCTAATTGGGATTTAATCTATTTAGGTAGAAATTTAATGAGGGATTTACCTGAACAACAAATTAATACTTATTTTACTCGTCCTTTATTTTCTTTTAATGCTCATGCTTACGCTTTAAGTAAAAAAGGAGTTGAAATAATCATAAGTAAGCGTTTAGAAGAAAATTTGATTCCAACAGATGAATTTTTACCTACATTATATGACACACATTTTAGACCCGATATAGTTGAGTTACTTAATAAGTATGATAGACGTAAGTTAAATGCTTATGCTACAAATATAGAATATATAATTCAAAAAGGTAGTAAATCACAAACTGAAAATATACATTTACAACCTATAATAGAACCCTTTAAAATAAAGATTATGGATAAAGAATATACTCCGTTGCATTCAGATTTATATCAATATTGGAATGATACAGCGGCTTGGCATAGAAAATTTTTAGTGCCTGGTATGGTTAAAAAAGAATGGGATTTGTTTGTTGATGAGGAATTTGATGGTACGTATGCTTACCCATTTTTTACTAAAGAATTTTGTAATAAAATAATTGAAGAAGCAGAACATGCTCAGGTATGGACTTATGCCCGTCATGAATTTTACCCAACAACTGATTTCGTATTAACTGAAATTGGGTTTGATAAAATTTATTATGATTTACTTTGGGAATATGTTATGCCTATGGCAATACATAAATTTGGATTAGAAGGTAAAGGATGGGATCAATTACAAGCTGAAAACTTTTTAGCACGTTACACACCTGATACTCAAGGACATTTAAGTTTACATCACGATAATTCACACATTACTGCTTTAGTAAATTTATCTGAAAAAGATGTTGATTATGAAGGTGGTGGTACTTGGTTTTGGCGTCAAAAGAAATTATCTAGACCCCCACAAGGTTGGATAAGTGTACATCCAGGAAATATAACACACAAACATGGTGCTCGCCCTGTTTTAAGTGGCAAGCGATATATAATTGTTTCTTTCATGAAAAATAAAGACTTTTAATATGGGAATTTTACAAGAAAAACCAACACAAATTACTGCAGAAGAATTGCAAGAACTTAAAGATCTTCAACAAGCTAAACAAGCATTAATATATGCTTTAGGCGAACTTGAATATGAAAAATTGTGATTAGAAGCACAAAAACAAACGCTAGAAATTCAATTCAATAAAGTTGTTCAAAATGAATATGAGGTATCTCAGCGCATATCTGAAAAATATGGTGATAATAAAATAGATTTAAAAACTGGCGCATTAGAAGCTATTAGTGCTTAATTTTTAAATATTTTTCATATATTTATCAGTAGACAAAATCTATTTACAACATGGCTGAAACTTTATTATCTCCTGGCGTACTAACTCGTGAAAACGATCAATCGCAGGTAACATCAGGTCCCATTACTGTCGGCGCTGCCGTTATAGGTCCCACAGTTAAAGGTCCAGTAGAAATACCAACTATAGTAACCTCATATTCTGATTACAAGAATAAGTTTGGTGCTTCATTTATTAGTGGTGGTGTAACTCTTGAGTATTTAACCTCAATAGCTGCGTATAACTACTTCCAACAAGGAGGTGAATCATTGTTAGTAACCAGAGTAGTATCTGGTTCTTCAAACACATATACTCCTGCATCTTCATCTCAAATTACTAACATAGGTGGTACTGGTGCTTCGTTTGTTCTTGAAACACTTTCAGATGGTGTTATCATGAATAATGCTACTCAAAGTGCAGCAGCAGTTAAAACTTTATCTGGTGGCGCTTTAGCAAGTGGTTCAGTTGATAACATTCGTTGGACTGTAACTAACGTTAATACAGGTTCAGGTACATTTAACCTTATTATCCGTCAAGGTAATGATACTTCTAATCAACAATTAGTAGTAGAAACTTGGTTGAATCTTTCATTAGATCCTAACTCACCAAATTACGTTGAATATATAATTGGTAACCAAGTTAAAAATATTGTTACTGATGGTGATGGTAATTTAAATATTCAAGTTACTGGTTCATATATTAATCAAAGTAGATACGTTCGTGTATCAAACGTACCTGCTCCAACTCCAAATTACTTATTAAACAATGGTCAATTTAATTCTGCATATACAGCTTCTTTACCTGCCGTAGGTTCTGGTTCTGAAGGTGGTGCATTTGGTGGCGCTACAGGTCCTTTATTTGGAAATGGTAGTGGTGCTTCTACAGGATTAAAAATGTTCAACCAAATAGATTTAATTAATATTCAAGGATTATCAGGAAGTGATTACTTAAATGCAGTTGAATTACTTTCAAATCCAGATGAATATGATTACGAATGGATTGTATTACCTGGTGTTACTTATCAAAATGGATCTAGTATTTTAAGTGTATTAATGGCTAACTGTGAAAACAGAGGTGATACAATGGCTATTGTTGATATGGTTAACTACGGTGCTGCCGTTTCAAGTGTTAGCTCAGCTGCAAATAGCTACGATTCATCGTATGGTGCTACTTATTGGCCTTGGGTTCAGGTATTATCTCAAGAAACTGGTAAGTTAGTATTTGTACCTGCTTCAACTATTATGGCTGGTGTTTATGCTTACAACGATAGAGTAGCAGAAACATGGTTTGCACCTGCAGGTTTTAACCGAGGTGGATTATCAGGTGTTATTCAAGCAGAAAGAAAATTATCACCTTCAGATCGTGATAGTTTATATATCAACAAAGTTAACCCAATCGCTACTTTCCCTGGACAAGGTGTTGTAGCATTTGGCCAGAAAACTTTACAATCTAAAGCATCAGCTCTTTACCGTGTAAACGTTCGTCGTTTGTTAATCACATTAAAGAGATACATTGGTAACATTGCTGATAATTTAGTATTCGAACAAAATACAGCAACAACTAGAAATAAGTTCTTAAACCAAGTTAACCCGTACTTAGAAAATGTACAACAAAAACAAGGTTTATACGCTTATAAAGTTGTAATGGATGAATCAAATAATACAGCTGAAACAATTGATAGAAATCAGTTAGTAGGTGCAATTTATTTACAACCAACTAAAACAGCCGAATTTATTATCCTTGATTTCAACATTACTCCGACTGGTGTTCAGTTTGCGTAAGAAAATTAATTAACAATATTTATATCAAACAATAGATAAAATGGCAGTATTAAATCCGAACGAAATCATGTTCACAGCGTTTGAACCAAAAGTTCAGAACCGCTTTATATTATATGTAGATGGTATTCCATCATATTTGAT